ATGCCTTCTGTTTACAAAGTATTACTCGCATCACACTTTTTACCACACGATTTGGCGAAGAAAAAGCAATACGGCAAGATCTCGTTATTTGACTGGAATGGAGATCTTTCCAAGGATTGGTACGTGTATTACAGCTTCCGCAATGAGCAAGGCAAGCTTGTCAGGCAGAACAACGTGTACGGGAACATTAATACTTACCCTACATTGCGCGAACGGAGGACAGCGGCCAAAATTATCATGGAGGCCCTGGAGGATCTGCTGAAGACCGGTGTGAACCCAACACAGGTAAGAGTCGAACCCCGGAAAAAATCGGTGGCCGATGTAGTTAGTCTTTTGGAAAGTATAACTTTTACCATCAACCAGGCCGAAAAATTATACACCCACTCTTCATATAACGATTTCCGCAGCAGGATGAACCGTTTCAAGACCTGGATCATCGATCAGGGGCTTGCATCCCTGCCGGTGCAGGAACTCAAGGCCGTTCATGTAGTTGACTATCTCAACCAGGTGCTTAATGATACCAGTAAGCGGAACAGAAATAATACCAGGCTTAACCTCTCGCAATTTTTCAGGATCCTGAAGCAAAACCAGATCATTGAAAAAAACATCATTGAGGATATTGCGGTGCTGAAGACAAAATCCAAGAAAAACAAGGCCTTTACTTCGGAGCAGGAAGAGCAGCTGTTAGCACTGATGGAGCAAAAGGATAAGCTCCTCAGCTTCTTTATTGCCTTTGTATCGATAAACATTCTCAGAACTGTCGAGGTCTGCAAGCTACGGATCAGGGACATTGATGTCCGGGACAAGATCCTGAAAGTGGATGCTAAAAATAAAGCCGGCAAAACAAAAATTATCCCGGAGATACTTTTAAACCTCCTCCCCGACCTCAAGCAATATGCACCGGACGATTTCCTTTTCACGCCCACCGGGCCAGGACCTTGGGATGCTAAGGAGGCAAACCGGGCGAGCCACTTCAGTAAGCGCTTTACTCAGATCAAACGCGAGCTCGGGATGGGTAAAGAATATAATATTTACAGCTGGAGGCATACTTATATTACCAGGCTTTACCGAAACCTCAGGCTCGACTACTCCCCTTTTGAAGCTAAGTCAAGGCTTATGCTCATAACCGGCCACCAGTCAATGCAGTCCCTGGAGCATTACCTGAGAGATATCGATGCCGAGCTTCCGGAGGACTACTCTGCCCTACTTTTGCGGGGAGTTGCTAAAAATGGAAAGTAAAGATATATGGTGTCCTATTTTAACTTTCCATTTTTATAAATATTTGCACCAGGCAAGAGGATAACGCTTGCTTTGGATTAATTTTTGCATATATTTAACATTCCATCCGCCCCTGCTAAATGATTAGAATAGAGATCCCCGTAGAGCCGCACGTGCAGAAGTATTTGATCGAACAGTATGGCCAGTGGCATGTGGCCAGTAAGACGCGCATGATCGGGCTGGAGATCATCAATGCCCTTAACAAGGTGTATGAGAAGCCGGATAAGATGATCGACGGGCATTGTTCCTACATTGTGTACATCCCGGAATACTATTCCAACACCAAAGGCACGACAGTATCAAAGAACAGCCTGCAGCACCTGGGGATAGTGTTAGGCATGATGTTTACCGATGACATGTGCAAACACCTGGACCAACAGGCAAAAAAAGGACATAAGGCACTACCGGAGCTGAAGCTTTGGCTCCAAGATCACAATATCACTGAAGATGATATCAAGGTTGAGACGCTTTATAAGTACTATTACCGCTATTGTAAAACTAAGCGCGAATCAAAAAAAAAAGTTGCCTAACCTTATGAAAAATTTGTTAAATTTCCTGTTAAGCCACAGCAGATGCGGGATAGCGGTTGGACATTTTTATAAAAATAATTATTCAGCATGACATTTGCCTTTACTGAACAGCTGGCCGGGTTCTCCGGCATTGAATTTTATCTGCTCACGGAAACGTCAAACTGGCCAATAGTGCTTTCTGATGTCAACGCCGGGCAAATAACATTCGATCCTGAAGATAACGATGTGGACGGGATCATCATGGAAGATACCATTTCCATAAACGATAAGCCCAAGCTCGGTCCTGAGGGCACTATTTGGCCTATCGATATTCAGTTTGGCTATGAGAACCGGCACGAGGAAATGGAACAGCTGTTAGAACAATATGGTGGACAACCAGGTGTAGCCATTGCCTGCCTGCAGGACGGGAACCGAAAGCTCTTCGGTACTGACAAAGAACCGATTTACTTATCTTGGGAGATCGCTTATGGAGAGAAGTCTGAGGACCGTGCCGGTACCTTCATAAGGATAAAGGGGGAACAGCAGCAAAGGCCAGTATATTATAATCCTGAATAATTATGGAGAAGTTAACGCTCGAAGAATACGGAAAAGAAACAAAAAACGCTTTTGTGGAAGATGGTAGATTCATTAATATTAATAGAGTTTTTGCCAGCTTAACTAATGAGCCGATATTATGAATCTATTTGTACATAAACGATATACTAAAGCGCCAAAAATCCATCCCGTGTCCTTAAAGCTTGAGATACATTTAACCGATTATCAAGTTGACCTGCTCAAGGCTGCAAGGAAAATGAAGCCTCTTATAATTGGTAAAGGTTATCATGACTTTTTGAAAGACATGGGCGTTTTCGATCAACCAACGGAAATAGTTATGCCTCCAGGGCGGGGATGGAAACCAAAATATCCGTTTGGTATTGATTTTGGAATGCCTGAACCTTTAGCATTAGATCCTGAGATCGGCGAGGAAGTGATACGGTTTGATTGGAACTTAAAAGAAAGGGGGGGTGAAGATGACCTGACTCATGGCACTGATCCGGTTTGGATCCCCGCAAAAGAATATTTTGAAAAACCATTTCAATGAAATTTAAAAAGAAGTATATTGGATCTTGGTGCGGCTATGTAAAATTTAAAGGCCGTGGTCATGAGTTTCACTGGGATACCAAAGAATGGGCGCTGCCGTTATACTTCAGCAATCACCCCTACTTGATTTTTCTACACTTCCTGTGTTTCTCTTTAATCTATCATAAAAAGTAATACATTAAGGGTATGGAAAACATTTTGAAATTTGAAAACGGCACTACTATAATCTTTAATGGCGGAAATCCATTGCCAGGCTGTCCAAAGGATTGGGATGAGGCGTGTGAAATTGAGGCAAATTTTAACAACAATGATGGACGGCAGCTATTCGTGGATTATGAGGAACTGGATTATCCAAAATGGCGGTTTGACTGCGGTTTTAAACTTGATTTTGACGGAGGCATCTTTAAAATATCCAGCCGTTTCTATCCGCCGACTTCCCATGGAGGAGATAAGTGGGATGGCAATGCCCACTTAGAAATATTAGGCAAACGGGTGGCGACCAAAAAATTTGAGTGCGCTACAGTAGATGAGCTTCGTAATGAGGTTGATCAATATGTACTGGCTGTTGCCCAAAAACTTGATGCCATAGACTGGACAATGCCATAATTGCGTAAAAAACACACAAAATAAAAAGCCCTGCAAACGCAGGGCTTTTTTTATGTCCTATTTTTCCCTGACGCTCAGCAATAAGTTTGTGCCGTGCTAAAAAAGCATCGGAAAATGAGCGTAAACAATCTTCACTCTTTACTAAGCTCCCGGTGGTTCATCCATGGACCATATGGCAGATCTCTACTACCATCACTATTTGCCGTCCTGAGCGGCAAGGAGATCTCCATAAAAGCCGATGGGGAGCGAACCCCACAAGCATTGGTAGCAGGCCGGACCGGCCCGATGCAGTTAGCAGCTGCAGCAGGTCCCGGTAACGGCCAGCCTGCTGAGTACGTCCTGGTAATTTCCATGAAAGATCCTATCTACAAATATGATCAGGAATGCGGACCAAGGGGAACGAAGTCAAAGATGCGCACCATGGAGGCCTACAAGAATGACCCGGCATGCAAAGGAGTTGTCCTGGACTGGGACAGCGGCGGTGGCCAGGTTTCAGGGACACCTGAGATGTATGACTACGTGCTTAACTATCCTAAGCCGGTCGTGAGCTATACCGACGGCATGATGTGTTCTGCAGCTTACTACATAGGGGCAGCCGCCAAAAAGATCATTGCTAATAAGCGAGCTGAACACATAGGCAGCATTGGTATGATGATACATTTTATCAACATGGATGGTGTTTGGGAGCAGAAAGGCGCTAAGATCATTACACACTACGCAACAAAATCTACCGAGAAAAATAAGGATTTCGAGAACCTTTTAAAGGGCGATGCCGAGGGCTATATCAAAAATGAGATGGACCCCGGCGTAGAGATATTCCACGGGGACATGAAGTCGGTAAGGCCAAGCCTGAACGACCAGGTACTTGCCGGAGGAACATGGGCAGCGGAAGGAGCTCTCGAGATGGGGCTTATTGATAAGATCGGAACATTACAGGATGCCGTCGACGAAGTATTTAGCCAGGCATCCGCCGAAGAAAGCAACAATCAAAACAATAATAACATGAGTAAAGAACGTGCAAACCTGCAGGCGGCATTGGGCCTGAGCGCCCCGCTTGTTGAGACTGCAGACAAAGGCAGCTACCTGAACGGCGAGCAGCTGGATGCCGCCGAAGCCCACATCGCCGCACAGGCAGCTGATGTCGCCAGGCTAACCGGAGAAGTAGCCACAGCAACACAGGCTGCGCAAGCTGCCGCGGATGCGCTGACAGCGGCACAAACGGCACACGCAAATGCAAACAAAGCGACCGGTGCCCAGGTGGATGCCATGGTAACGGCGGCCGGCATTACTGCTACCGGAACAACCGACGAGAAACTTACCGCCCTTGCCGGCCATTTTGCGGTTATCAATGCCAAGGACGGCGGGAAATTCAGTAACCCCAAGATCGGAGCCGAGAACGACCAGGAGGAAGGTCCTACTATGGAAGTTGGCGGCATCGACATTACCGGCGCAATTAGGAGCTAATCATCCCTATAGGAATTCGATCATCAATCATCATTTAATCATCAATCAAAAAACGAAATGAGTATCAATTCAGCTAATATAGTTACTGCCTTTGGCGCGTACTATATACCCGAAGGGCAGAACATGGACCGACTGCGTGAGCAGCTGCGACAGCCATCTGTTACCCCTTCCTATGCCATCCCCATTATCCATGATGGCGACGTGTACCGTTTTTCGAACGTAACCCTTGGGCAGATCGTTCAGGGTTTCCAAAAGGGCTTTACGCCAAAAGGGGACCTGACCTTTGAGCCTAACGAGATCCGCTTGAGGAACATTAAAATTGACCTGTCGCTTTTTCCGGACGACGTTAAAGGCCGTTGGCTTGGCTTCCTTGCCGGGTTGCCAAACGACATGGAGCGCAAGAACTGGCCTATCGTGAAATACCTGATGGAGAAACACGTGGCGACACAGATCGGCCACGACATGGAGCTCCAGGCGTACTTCAACGGTTCTTACGTTGCACCGACACCGGGAACGCCATCAGCTGCCTCTGCAGTACTCGACGGTGTGAAAAAGCTTCTCGATGCCGGTATTACAGGATCTACTATGCAGGCGGTAACGCTTAGCTCTGTGATCACTGAAACGAATGCTTTTGACAGGATCGAGCAGTTCGTAGACAACTTCGACCCATTGCTCTCGTCAGTACCGGTTACCGTTTACATGAGCACCAAGATGCTGAAGTGGTACCTGCGTGATAAGCGCAACACCCACGGAACCGACGTGAACTATGTTGCCGGTAAAGTAACAGTTGATTTTGCCGAAAACGTGAAGTTGGTTGGCTTGCCATCAATGGGTAATTCAGGCTACGTATGGGCGACCCCTGACGATAACTTCCTTTACCTGAGGAAAGCTAACGGGATGAGCGATCCTAAGATCGAAGAAGCAAAAAGGGAAGTCAACATCATGCTTGACTGGTGGGAAGGCCTTGGCTTTGGCTACAACGCCCTTGTATATGTGTATAAACCAGGACAGGAAGAAGAATAAGAATTATGAGCAAAGAGAAAATCATTGCATTGGCCGTGGCCTTTGGTATCGCTACCGAAGGCCTCACCTCGGCCGCCAAAGCGCAGGACGCGCTTGATGCCAACGAAGGGTACAAATTGTACCAGGGAGCCTTAGCAGGTAAAGTGGAAATTGAAGAAAAGTTCGAAGCCCTGGTCGGCGATCTTAATCTGGCTAACAAAAATGCAGAAGATCTCCAAACGGAACTCAACACAGCAAACCAAAAGATCGCAGAACTCCAACAGGCTTTGGCCGATAAATCAGAACCTGAAGAAGACAACAGGATCCTATTCGAGTCTGAAGACGGTAACACCTACCAGGTGGTAGTTGAGAAATTCCGACATGCCGGCACGTTGTACGAAAGCGCAGTAGCTGTTGAAAAATACAGGGACGTGCTGGAGGCGCAGGTGCAGGCAAGATCATTCATCCTTAAAAAAGTATAACCATGTGTGATATCAGTTTAGAAAACGTAGGCGGCGAGAGCTGCGAGCCGGTAGGAGGCTTAACTGTAGAAGTACACATTGCGCCGGTTAAAGACTTTACACTTGTACAGGAGCCACCGGCATTGGATGGTTATGAGACACTGGAGAGCCTGGTTTCTGTAACTACCGCGCATACTTTTCCTGCAGGTAAGGGTTTTACTACCATAGAGGGCGTGGAAGAGACCGGAACTTTGAAGTCTACCATGATCGGCAACCCGGGCGCGCAGCTTTTCCAAAATGAGCTAGTGATCGAAGTGGCCGGAAGCGCGGCTAAGCTATTAGGCTTCCTGAGGGTCGCTAAAAACCTACGCTTTATCGCCCTTGCAGAAGAAGGCGGCAGCGGGAACCAAAGACAGCTGGGGTCTAAACGATCGCCGGCCCGCTTTACCGGTATCGAGGCAGCCATTGAAGCTGCCAGGGAAGGCAAGAACTCGGTAATGCTTACCATCCAGGACAAGCAAAGATGGCCGGCCCCGATCTATACCGGAGCCATTACCCTGAAGCCGGAACCAACTCCGTAACCGATCGGCAAATATTTAGAAGCGCTCTCGTTTGAGAGCGCTTTTTTTGTGTCCTATTGTTACCGGCGTTTACTTTCCAAATTTGCACCATGGCAATACTTGACTATCCGGAACAAATAAAAACCTATCTGCAGGCGCATTTCGCACCCAGCGATCCTGACCGTGCCAACTTCAGAAAATCCACAGCCGAGCTGCTCGGCTTTTTATTCCTGGCATTCCCCCCCGGGTGCATCAGCGATTATGACTTGGTCGAGATCATGAACGATCTTGGCTATGATATCCATCAATGGGTCCATGAAACCTTTGAAACGGAAGGGGAAGGAAAAAACAGTATGATCACTGCAAAGAGGGAGTTGCGCACCGGCTGGTGCCTGTCTTCGGAATTCGATCTCCGGGATATCGACTATCCGGGATAATAAAAAAGCCCCCCGACATTTAAACAAATTTCTCACGTCCATTTAAACTGCGCACCAAAGGCGGTCGGGAGGCAAGTGCCTTCTGTGCCTTTGGTGCGTTCTATATAATGGACGTGAGAGGCGCAAAGATATAGTAATTTTTAATTTTATATTTATATTTATGTCTACGCCAAAAAGAGTATTTACAACCGCCCCATTACCGTTTGTGGGGCAAAAGAGAAGATTTGTAAAGGAGTTCAAGAATGCCCTGGAAGGTTGCCCAGCTGGTGCGACTTATGTGGACCTGTTCGGGGGAAGCGGCTTGCTTGCTCACCAGGTAAAGAACCTGTATCCGGATGCCAATGTGATCTACAACGATTTTGACGGCTACACAGAGCGCATCCGCAATATTGGGAACACCAATAAGCTGCTGCAAGACCTACGCGAGATCCTGGAGGGATATCCCCGTCTGCAGCGCATAACCGGCGATGTGAGAGACGCGGTCCTGACGAGAGTTTAGGCAGAGCCTAATGTTGACTATGTGACACTATCGACCTCTTTGCTTTTCAGTATGAAGTATGTGCAAAGCTATATTGAGCTGGAAGCCGAGACGCTTTACAACAGGATAAAGAGGGAGGATTACAATGCCGATGGTTATCTTGAGGGCCTAACCATCGTCAGCCAGGATTACCGGGAGCTGTTTGAGAACACTAAGGATAATGGCCACGTGATCTACCTGGTCGACCCCCCTTACTTATCAACTGACTGCAGCACCTATAAAAATTACTGGAAGCTCGCCGATTATCTCAATGTATTGGACGTTCTTGATGGCCACCCGTATTTCTACTTCACATCAAACAAATCATCAATCATTGAGTTGTGCGAGTGGATCGAAACCCGCAGCGGTACTGCTAATCCATTCCGGGATGCAGTGCGGAAGGAAGTAAACGTGCAGATGAACCACAGCTCCACTTATACAGATATCATGCTATACAGAACGTGGACATCCACAAGCACATAAACGTGCTATTTTCGTGCTAATGCAAAAAACCGCCTCCGGGCGGTTTTTTTGTGTCCTATAATTGACGGTGGCCGCTTGCCATTTTTGCACCATGGAAAGTGTAAATACATGGTTCGAGAATGGGTGCGGATATTGGCCGGGTGTAGAGCTGTATGCGACAACCAAGGGAGCTAAGCCTACGCTGTTGCGCAACCTTCGAAAGAAAGAATCGGCCGAAAACCTGCAGAAGCTGAAGTACGAGCTGGAACCGTTCCGCAATGTCCCGGGACCGGTACCAAAACCAACCCCTATTCCAAAAAAGGAAAAGTCAACCGTTACCAAGGCGCTGATGCCCGTGGAGCATAACCCGGTGCTCTTCCACAGCCTACCTAAGGAACTGCGCCCGGTGCTACTGGAGGCCAATGCATGCCACCGGGAAGCCTGTATGCTGAAGGCAGAGCTGAACGACGTACCGGCAGCAGCAGAACCGGAGGCGCTGAGGCTACAGCTGAAGATCTTTGCCCTTCTCAAAAAGAACTCGCTATGCTGGGAGCGCATTGACCACTGGGAGCGCCATGGCAAGATCCTGGTGGATGAAAAGCCCACTTTCCAAAAATTATCCGGTGGCCTGCAGGCCAAACGCCAGGCATTGCTCTTTAGCAGCATATCGAAACTGCGCAAGCGCCTTGAAGCTAATGTGGCCATGCTTGCAAATACTACCGACCTGAAACAACGCACCAGGCTCGAAAAGAACGTGGCCAAGCAATCGGGCAACCTGCTGAAGCAGGAAACGCAATTGGCAGAACTAACAGCATTAATAGACAATACGGATGAGTAAGAAAGAGACACGGCCGATGAGTCCAATTAATCGAAACGAAACGCCGTTTGAAAGGATCCTTGCAAATTTTATGAATCCGAAGGCCTTTCCCTTGTCAAAGCAGGACGAGGAAATGTTAAATCGGTGGGAAGAGGCCTGGACACTCATGAGAAATCTGTGGCCGAGACATAAAATTGTTGAGCGTTGGAAAAAACAAAGGGGATTGGGGTCAACACAGGCCTATATGGATATCCGGAATGCCGAATCTTTCTTTGGTAATACTGAAAAGACCAATAAAGACGCGGAGAGGGCTTTATGGATGTTTTCTGCCAAAGACCTGCTGCTTCGATGCAAGCAGAAAGGCGACCGGAATAATGAAGCAAAAGCGCTTCTCCTGTGGGGTAAATACGCCGAATTAGATAAGGAGGATCGCGAAACAGATACTTCAGCTGCTACGGAAAAAACCGCATTTACAGTTTCAGAGAAAAAATTGCGCAAAGCCTTAGAGGCTTTCACAAAAGGTGGCGTGCAGAATTTTAATAATCTTAATGTCATTGACATTGAAGCCGAGGAAATAGATGGTCAAGGTAGCGAAGACAATTAAAGAGCTTGAACTGACCATCCCCCAAGCGGCTTCAGTACTGAGCACTGCCCGGATGAAATACCACGTTTGGGCCAGGGGTGCGGGTAAGTCGTTCATTCTAGCCTATTATATGAAGGAATTCGCCCGGCAGATGCCCCGTGGGTCCTTTTTCCTTGTCGGGGCCACCTATTCACAAATCCTTTTTCAAACGCTGCCTTCTACAATCGAGGGCATGGAAAAACTAGGCCTTATCCAGGGCGTGCATTATGTCGTTGGCCGAAGCGGCAAAAAAGAAGGTTTCCCTATGCCCTACCAGCCGCCAAGCAAATGGCAGAACGTTATCCATTTTTGCACTGGTGCGGTTTTCGTCCTTATATCGCTTGACAATCCGAATAGCGGCCGCGGCTTTAACACATCGGGTGGTATTGGCGACGAAGCCCTGACCTTTGACGAGGGTAGGCTATATTCCAATGCCCAAGCTACAAACCGCTCCCGCAGGGAGATATTTGGCGACTGCCCGCTGCTGGGTGCAGAGGTGTACATGACCTCGATGCCTATAACCAAAAAAGGAAAGTGGATCCTGAAATATGAGGAAAGGGCGCTGGTAAAACCGAATGACTATTACTTCTCTATGGCCACGGCCAAAACCAACCACTCACTTCCCAAGGAGTACTTCGAGCGGGCCAAAGAGAATGCGGCCAGCCAAATGCTCTATGAGGCCGAGTTCCTGAACATCTGCCCCAAGGAGATCACAGACGGGTTTTATGCTAACCTGCGGTCGGATAAGCACTATATAACTGACTATGATAATAACTACCTGGTCAACCTTGAGGGTGTACCCCTCAGGAGCAGCTACAATTGTAACCAGGACAATGACCTCGATAAGGACCAGCCGCTTATTGTGAGCCTGGACTTTGGTGTATTCAACAGCTGCGTTGTTATGCAGAAGAATACCGAGCGCAATGAAATAAGAGTACTCAAGGACTTTTGGGCTAAGTCCCCAAAGATAACCAACGACCTGTTCCTTGAGGACTTCCTGCCCTACTATGAACCACACCAGGAAAAGAAGATCTATCTGTATGGTGGCCATGATGGCCACAACCGTACAGCGAACAGCTCTACAACTCTATACCAACAGATAGAGAAGCTATTGCGTGAGCATGGGTGGAAGGTGTACGTCATGGCCAAGCCGGCAGCGCCTATGCACTCAAAGAAGTATATGCTCATCAATACCATGCTCAAGGAGAGTATGCCTAAGCTCCCGAAGATCCGCATCAACCAACATAACTGTAAGGACCTTATCATCTCGCTTGAGAGAGCTGAAGCCATCGAGGGTAAGACCGGTATTGAGAAGCAGAAGAAGGACGAGCGCAACAAGAGCATGCTGCAGCAGCACACTACCCACCTAACCGATGCTTTCGACTACCCACTGTATGATATGTATTGGGACATATACAATGGCGGAAGGTCTATCATGGGCGAATCACTGATCACATTCCGATAGTTGCCTGCAGGCGCTGCCAGCCCCCCGTTTCATATATCCTGAATTTCCAAAAATGGAAAGTGTAAAAATTTAAAGGGCGTGGCGTGGTTTTCTGTTGGAAAAATGAAAAATAAAAGATTTATAAAACGCCATCAAATTACATAACAATCAGTTAGCTGAAATTAAAATGTAAAACCTAATTCAAAACGGCTAAAAATTGCGTGTCCTATTTTAAAAATGGCTGTTGAATGAAATTCGCACCATGGATGTCACACCTATAACCCTCAAGCAAGCACTTGAAATTTTTAACCGCCGAGATCGAGACGGCCAGCTGGTACCATTTGATATCGCTTACCGGACTTTCAACCAAACAACAAAAAAGGGTGGCGCTTTGAAAAGGTACGAACGTGTAAAATACCTGCCACCGGCACGTCCTGGGGATGACAAGAGCATCCACAACTTATTGATGCCGATAAAGCCGACCAAGAACCCGAACCATCATGCCAACAAGACGAGGAACATTGAGCTGGCCAATGGCGATATCCGCAAACTTCATATCTATTTCATCGACGAAATTAATAATTGCAAAGTGATCTACTAATGGCTACTACTTACATCCACGGAAATATTGGGCTGGGTAAATTCAAGAATGGGCAAAGTGCTATCATTGCCTTTAAAAATACAACTATTACCGGAGACACTTCTGTAACCGCTGTACCGGTAGATGTTAAAGAAAAAGCCTCCGGCATGATCGCCGCGTGGGGACCGAATAACGATTACCCGCAAAAAGTACTTGAGCAGATTAAAAAAAATGCTTCAGCAACAGCCGCGCTTAGCTTCCGGTGCGACTCGCATTATGGCAATGGACAGATCTTCCTGCGCATCGATGCTACCGACGACGGTAAGCACGACCATAAGGTAGTTCCCATTAACACGCTTCCTGAAATTCAGGCGTTTTACCGCCAGTCCAAGATGCAAATGTTTTGGAAAGAAACCATTGTGGACCTGGAGCACTGGCGTATTGCATTCCCTGAGTATATCCTAAGCAACAACTTTGCTACCATCAACCGGGTTAAAAGGCAGAAAACGCCCTGGTGCAGGTTCGAGCTCATGAACGAAGACAGCGGACTCGTGGAAAATGTGTACATATCCCAAAAGTTCGGAAAGGACTCGGTCAATCTGGAATCCAAGTTTGTGGCCAAGGTGCCGCTGATCGACAGCTACTGGACTGCCGAAGAGGTAAGGGAATATTGTAAGGCCAATAAGATATATAATTTCATACGCCCGGTATTTTACCCGATGGTGGATGAGGCCTACTATCCTGAAGGGGGATGGCATGCAATTGTCAGGTCCGGATGGCTTGAAGTTGCGAACAATGTTCCGAACTGGGTTAAAAGTATGTTCCAAAATGCTGCCAACATTAACCTGCACATACAAATCGATGAGCGCTATTATGAAAGCATATTCAGGGACACATGGACGGATATGACCAAGGATGAGCGCGATGCCGAACGTAAGAAGACTATCGATGCCATTGATGAACACTTGACCAAGCCGGAGAATGCAGGCAAATCTATAACAACAATGATGTTTGTTAATGACAAAGGAGAGCAGGAATCAGCAGTAACGATCGATGTTATAGACAACCAATACAAAGAGGGTGCATACCTTCCGCAAGCTGAGGCCGCCAACTCCGAAATACTTTTTGCCTTCAGGGTCGATCCATCGCTTATCGGGGCGGGCATACCCGGGGGCAAGCTTGGCGCCGGGTCCGGGTCCGATAAGAATGCAGCCTTCAATATTTCTAACGCCCTTTTCAAAACGAACCGCGAGACTACGCTTGAGGTGTTTGACTTCGTGCGCGATTACAATGGCTGGGATCCTACGATCACTGCAGCCTTTGAAAATACGCTCCTGACAACACTCGACAAAAACCCAACCGGCTCCCAAAAAACTACGTAATATGCCACTTATATCATCTATTGAAGACATCCGGAAGCACGTGGCAATTGCCAGTTCACTACAGTTCCCCGATCTCGCGCCATACATTGGCCAGGCTATTGACCAGTATACGTACCGGTACGTGGGTAACCTTCATGAGCTTTTAGGGGAGGAAGCGCCTGCAGGATTAAATAAACCGATACTCGACCGTGCCAGGCATCTGTTGCAAAATGCCGTGGCCAACTTTGCTCTTAACATTTATGTGCCTGTGGGCTCAGTTATTTTCGACAGTTCCGGCATGAGCAATGCTGATAATGAGAGCCGCAGCCCTATCTCATGGCAGCAGGCAAACGACATACGGAGGGGAATGCTCACAGCTGGCCACACGGCAATGGATATCTTATTGGCTCATCTTGAAAAAAATCAGGATATTTTTTCTGCATGGGCCGGTTCGGAATACTACACTCAAAGCCGGGAGCTGCTGGTCAACACCACTAAAGCATTCGATGATGCATACCACATTTATAACAGCAGGCAGACCTACCTGGCGCTGATCCCCTCAATGCGTCAGGTGGAGGACAAATACATCCACACGCTGTTCTGTCCTGACCTGATCGGCATGCTAAAAGAAGAGGAATTCGAGGGGCTGAAAGGCAGGGTTAAAAGCCTACTTCAAAAGGCAGTGGTAGCCTTCACCGTGGCCAAGGTAGCCAACGAAGGCCTTTTCCTTATCAATGGGTCAGGACTGAAGCTGAAATTCGACGCGCTGCCAAATGACAAAGTGCAGGGCGTTGATGCCGCTTATCTGCTGCATACCACCAAGGCCCAGGAAGCGAACGGCGCAAATTACCTGAAGATAGCTAAAAACCTGATCCTTGGCAATCCTTCCGAATTTACCCAGTGCGCCGGTAACCCGATAATTACACCGGTGGAGTCGCAGGGAACTTTCCCATACAACAAGGGCGGAGTACTTGGCCTTTGATGTCCTATTTTAAAAAATTGAATTAATAGAATTTTGACCCATGGTACACGGATCATATAACGGCCAGTCCTGCGGGCCATGTTCAGTATCGGGAGAAGGTCCCGGAACCGGCCCATCTTTATATGTAGGTGCCTTTACTTCATTGGCGCAGCTGTCGACCCTTCATCCCGCCCCTGCTCCAGGCAGCTACGCATTTATAACCGCTGAGGATGCTCCGGATGACATGGCCTACTGGGACCATGGCGATAACCAATGGCGCATTTTCGGATCTAATAACAGGGTCCGCTTGTTTGGTGCCGGCATTACAAATGCTCCTTATCCATCCAACTCGGTCATTAATTTCCCCGAAAGCCTAACGGTCCTCCCTGATGAGATCGTTGTGCTGTCATTGATAAGGGTATTGCCGCCACCTGAGGGATCTTTTAATAGCGTTCACACAAAAGAAAGGTACCTATGGGGTAAGGGCAAAGGCCTATTTGCGCCAATTGGTAACGTTACCATTGGGGTAGACATCGTTTACATTGGGAATGAGATCATATCGCCCGAAGACATCAGCAACATTCCCAACACGGTCACGCGCGAGATTGGTACTGTGCCTGGTGGGCAAACGCTGGAGCAGTACATCAACGGGCTTGGACCAGGCAACCTCATAGACCTTACCGACGAAACAAAGACATATTTCCTGGCTTTTGAAATGGCCGGCGTAACACGCCTCGCGGCATTTGCGGGTCAGGATAGTGCAAATGGCTTTGGGTTCTATGGATCTTCTGTATTTGGAGGCCTGCAGGCAACTGCCGGAGACTTTAGCATTCTTGGCTCTTCGCTGATCCCTACACTGGAAGATGTGAACGCACAGGGCGGCGGAACTACCCTGCCGCTAATTGTGAACGGTCCTTCCGGTCAGCTTGCATTTTACAGTGACCGGTTCATCTATACCGACAGTTTAGGCAATAATACCGAATACATCTTTACGCCTGATAGTCCTGATATCCTCAAGCGTGTTGCAAGGTTGAGCGATCTGACCTCAAAACTCAATAAAGGGGCGAATGTGGAATTTGAAAAGCTTTCAGATCTGTCTGAAAAGATGAGCCCTTTCCTATTTACACGGCAGGGCGCTGCTTATCGGAGTGAATTCATCGAGTGGGACGAGCTACTAAAGAAACTAACAATAAAGGGCACCCAGGCGATTTGGGAAGCCTACCAGGACGTGACAGACGGCAATATGGGGATCAAGGTCCTCGAGGGCGCAAATGTATCGTTCAGGCTGTTTGATAGCCTTGGAGACTTCTTTTCCACCGGTAAGGAGGGCGTCAAGAGGTTGTTCAGGATTTTCTCTGCCATGCGCCTGGTAAGCGGCTCCTCTTATAACGAAACTGAATTCAGGGCCGTAGAATGCCTTGGAAGTGTTACAACGCTGATCAAGTCGATAAGCATACCCTCTAATGCTGTGCTTACTGTAGATGTTTACAATATCGCTGCGATGAATACGGATAAGAATCGCATCCATGGCCATGCGCAATTCTCTTTCCTGAACAACGCCGGTACGGTAACAAACATCAGCAGGGACGAGCTGAGATACAACAGGCAATTCTCATCTCTTACCGGAGCTTATGTTATTAGTTCTGATACCCGGATCGATGCTTCCATTTCAGGCACAACGGCATCGATCAACTTTGTGAACACGGTCAACAAGACCACCAATGTCCAGTGCCAGGTAAAATATACAATAACCCAAATGCCTGAAGCCTGATGAATGAGATACGCGGATTGTCAGTCAAAGGGCTGACATTGCTTACCGAGAAAAATTTTAATTCCATACCTGGGCTTTGGCAATGCAACGATGCGCGGGAACGTGTCGATGCCGTTGCCGGTAAAGTTAGCTATTGGGGGGACAAGTCATCACAGGGGAACAACCTATTCCAGCTTACCGCTTCCAAAAAACCTTCCTATGAACATGGCCTTTGGGTCACGTCAAACGACACAACCATTTATCTGAAGTCCAACCGCCGTGACTACCGGTTCCTGCATAACGGGCAAAAGTTCGGGATCTACGCTATCCAGAAGCCTACATGGAGCCTTTCCAGCTCTACATCGGCTTTCAATTTAGTCTATACCGGTGGTGCCGGTGTTACGGGACTGCAGGGGATCATTGGAAGCAACCTGAACCAAGGCAGGACCGGATATATCCTTCGGGGCGGTGCGAGCTCGCCCGGCAAGCTACTAACCAACCTCCTTGACCCGGCAAGCCCCAATTATTCGCCCAGCGGCCATATATATACATCCTCATTTGTAAACCTGGGACAGACACTTGGTGTCAAATCTACATTTGGGAACGCAATAGCTTCGACAACCTCATTTTTCCCGACCATGGCAGAATACCCTACCGGTGATCATTTTACTTTTTACGTCGCGACCGGAGCTGCCGGGCTAACGATACGGATAGGGCTATTGCTTATTTATAACTGGACCGGCTACACCGGCGCACAGGTAGCATCATTTGACAGCCAGGTCATGGAGCTGCTTAATCACGAAAGAATGGTATTTACAAACTTAGACACATGATAACAGTAACAGCAACTAATGGCATTACCTATACGGTCCGGTTCGATGGTAACTTCGAGATACAGCGCTTCGATGCCAACACCGGCCTTGAAAGGCTATTTGTATTCGTCGACCTCTCGATAGGTAATGTAATGCAGCCGCGCAAAGAAGCGGTATTCCTTTCCTACGATATATCACCTACCGGCGAAAGGATCTATCGCAACAGGCATTCCTTCAGTGATAGCCCCACAGAGTTCCTTGCCTTTGTATCGTCTGATGTGTGGCAACAAATGATGGGCAGCCTCATGCTGGACTTCCTCCTCAAGGTAGAATTCACAGAACCTTTAGAATAAGATCATGACAAAGAAAAAAACACATTTCGCGTCCAGGACAGCAATTGAGAGCAGGACACCCTCATGGGCGCACAATGCGGTGGCCATTACCCTCATCCTGCTGGGTGTGCTACACTTCATCGTCAAAGGCGATGAAACCATTCCGCCCGAGATCTCAGACCGTGTCATCCTGTATGCCGATGGCGTTGCCATGGCCATAACCGCCTTATCCCGCCTATTTGGTGTTACCTATGAAAAAACCCCATAACCTAACCGCCGGAGAACCCGGCCTGCAATTGTTACCCGACATGAACCACATCGGACTAAAAATACAGAACCTGACAGCGTACGGCATTACCATTGCCGGCATCACGTTCGACATCGACCTGATACAGCGATCGATACTTTTTATTGGTGGCATGGTACTGCTATATCTCCAGATCAAGCTGCACCGCCTGAAGATCAAAAACGAAAAACGCAACCACGATGGCAAAAAAGATTAAAGAATTCCAGCTTCAGCATGGCCTCAAGGCTGATGGCATATTAGGCAAGATCACCATTGCCAAAATGATCCAGGTATTCGGTATTAAAACGAATGCCCAAATGGCACACTTCCTGGCTAATGTAGCCCACGAGACCGGTGGTTTCAATGCCGACACCGAGAACCTGAACTACAGTGCCAAGACTTTAGCAGCCACCTGGCCGAAACGCTTTATAACGAAAGGCCAGCCGAACGCATTAGCACTTACCCTCGAGAGAAACCCGGAGAAGATCGCCAACAGCGTTTACGCCAACCGCATGGGGAATGGGAACGAGCTTTCCGGTGAAGGATGGAAATACCGCGGCCGTGGCGCTCTCCAGCTGACCGGGAAAAATAACTATGCCCTCTTCAGCAAATTCGTTAAGGACCCCGAGATCATGGAGAACCCCGAGCTGGTGGCCACAAAGTATTTTTGGGAGAGTGCCTTGTTCTACTTTACCAGGAATGGCCTGTGGAATAAAATGAACGCCACCGGACCGTTAGATGTCCGCGCAATCAGGTATGCGGTTAACGGCGGCTACATCGGTGTGGCCAGTGTGCAGGAAAAATTTAAGTACTACTATAACCTATTGAAAAAATGAAAAAACTATTGATCATCGCACTGCTGGCCTTATTGGCCGGATGCGGCGCAAGGAAAAAGGATGTGCAGCAGTCAAGCCAGGAACTCGAGCTGCAAGCTTCCGGAGACACCATCGTCCACATTGTCGAACATGCTGCAGTAAAAGAACAGCTTGAAACAAGGGAAGCTTCAGAGATCACCAAGACCTTGACAGGGTTTGAAGTCGGCCCTGGCGGCTCTGTGATCTTTTCCGTGTTCGATAAGGATGGGAACAAGATCGGCGAAACAATGATGATAGACAATGCCCGGACAACAAACAGCAATGAGCAAAGCAAGTCCGAAAAAAAGTCCTCATCGCATAAAAATGAGGCTAACGCGAAAACGACAGCAGCTTCCGGAAGCCATGCTATTGAAGTCAAGGGCAGCCAAAAAAACAAAGCCGTCCAGCTGAAGCGTGACGGATTATCCCTGCTGCCATTAATAGTCAGTTGTGTGAGCGGCGCTGCGACTTTTCTTTTCTTTTTGTGGATGCGAAAAAAAATCAGAAATGAAAACAATAAAGATATCCCTGCCTAAATCCTGGAACGAGCTCAGCGATCGCCAGCTGGAGAAGTTGGCGGTATTGTTCAATACCCGGAAGACCGACCGGCTTTTCCACCTGCAGGTATTCATAATATTGGCCAATGTGCGGTGGTGGCAGTTCCGCAAAGCGGCCAAGCTCTACGTTGTCGTAAAGGATGTGCCGCTTTCCGAGCTCCAAAAGCACTATAGCTTTATTTATTCTGCGAATGAGCGTACCGCATTCCCTGAATACATGATCACTAAAAAAGAGGCTTTCTTCAGCCCGATGGAACGCCTTGTCAACCTAACAGCTGAAGAGTTCGCTATGGCAGATGATCTGCATTCGCTATGGCATAAGGAACGCCACAGGAAAGCCCTGGAGTACCTTGCCGCCGTGCTTTATAGCACAGCACCTAATGTCAGGCCTCCATTTGAAAGGAATGAGCTGGAGGTAAAGGCGGCGCTCTTCAGGACGGTCCCAATGGAAAAGCTGCTTGCAATGGAGCTCGCGTACGCGGGGTGTAAAAATTATATCGTTGCGCGCTTCCCCAAAGCATTCCCGAGATCCGCCAAGGCAACGCCGCAAAAAGGCAAAAAATATGGATTTGGCAAGGTGGTCCTTACTATGGCCGGCGGAAAGTTCGGCGATCACGAAAAGACCAGGCGCACTAATATTTATACCTTCCTCGAGGAATTCGAGGAGAATCTAACCATCAAATAATGGCAAGGCTCGTTACCCACAAAAAGATCGTGCAGTTTCATAAGGAAATGCAAATCGCCCATAATGACCTGAAGGGCTTTTTCCGTTTCAATTGGAACGAGATAAAAAACAGCCTTCGGTCGGGCGTACCTACCCCATGCCTCGCACTCGAGAGCCATAGCAGCGAGCTCTCGGGGAACAAGATCTCCAATTTTAACCATAGGGCTATCTCCTTTATGTTGCTTGACTATACCGGAAAGGCCGACAACTATGACCGCCAGGAAGAAGTACTTGACGAACTGGAGGGCATAGGCCTCGACGTCTGCTCTTACCTGGAGCATTACAACAAGGACCGTAACCATTGGCTGTACGGCCTATTTGATGTCAACACCTTTAAGATGGAAAAGGTAGGCCCAGTTTTCGATAACATGTATGGGTGGAATATCCTTTACACGATAAAAAACCAGGAGAAGATGTGCTTTGAACCTGATAAATGGACGTTTCCGCAAACAGCGCCATGATCCTGAACACCGCCGATACCGGCGGTTTTTTTATGTCCTATTTTACCCGCCCGTGGCTGGCCAATTTTGCTGTATAAAAATCAGCATTATGGCAGGAATGGCAGACATACTGGCACAGGAGAAAGTTATTGGCAACCGGGCGGCGACAGTTCTCCGGAGAAGTTTTAAGAATGCCTTGAAGGCGACTACCAATGTGACCGGGGAAAGCACAAAAGCAACCGTGAGGTCAAAGTACAGGCACGGCCGACTCGACCGTCTCACATTCGTAGCGCCGTATTACCAGTTCATGCAGCACAACGGTTTTGAGGGAAGTAAGAAAAATGGCATCTCGATGCGGCTCAATCCTACAAACGTTTTAAACATCGCCATTCAGGAAAGCAACGTGCTCGAAGTACTTGCTACGGAACTGGCCGGGAACCGCGCTGATGAAGTAATTTTAAATATGCATTTCAATGGCCAACAATAACAATGTGACCCGGCAGCTGTCAATTTTCATTAATGATCGGGAGGTTGTTAATTCCTTCACTGGTATTTCCAGGGCAATCTCGCACACCAGGAACGAAATTGGCCAACTCAACAGAGGCTCAGAAACGTATGAGCAGGATCTCCAACGACTCAATGGTGAGCTTCGGGTACTCAGGGAGAACCAAGCGGATGCAAGAGAAGAGATCCATGGTACCACAGAAGAATTAGGCGAAGCCAGCTCCGCATTCTCAAACTTGTTTAACGGGCTTGCTTCCGGTAACCTTACACAGGCCGCTTCCGGATTTACCGCAATGAAAACTGCAATCCTCGCAACAACACGTGCGGCTGCAGCCTTCATCGCCACCCCGATCGGAATGGCGGTGACAGCGCTTGCAGGCATAGCGCTGGCCACACGCGAGTGGTACAACTATAACAAGGAAGTTGCCAAAGCCAATTCAGAAACCGCTGCCATTACAAAACTATCAGGGGATGCCCTTAACGACGCGCGCATGCGCTCACAGGTACTTGCCGAGGGTTACGAGCAGGACCAAAAGGAGATCTTAGAGACTGCCAGGGCAATGGTGAACGAGTTCGACATTACCTATAATGAAGCATTCGACAGCATCGAGAAAGGCTTTTTAAAGGGCGGTTATGCGAGCGATGAATTCCTTAGCAGCCTGAAAGAATACCCTACTTTCTTTGCACAGGCGGGCTTTGCAGTGGAAGATTTCCAAAGCCTGGTGAATACCGGTATCGATCTGGGTATTTATGATGACAAGCTTCCCGATGCCATTAAAGAATTTGCGCTTTCGGTCCAGGAACAGACACCCGCAGTCAGGGATGCACTTTACAATGCGTTCGGTCCGGAATTTACCGACAAGCTACTTGCCGGGGTTAAAGACGGCTCCATTACGGTAAAAGATGCCTTAGTCCAGGTTTCTGAAGAAGCAGGTCGCCTTGGTCTGAATGTACAGCAGAGCCAGCAGCTTACGGCCGACCTTTTCCGCGGTGCCGGTGAGGATGCGGGTGGAGCACTAAAAATATTTGACGCGGTCACCGCTTCGATAAAAAACCAAAATAAGGCCCTAAGCGAATCAGAGAAGGCTTTCAAAGAATTAACGGATAGCGAGCTTGAGCTTGCAAAGGCAAGGGATGCATTCCTGCAGTCTGAGGGATTTGCCATGTGGTCCAATAGGTTTGACAAATGGGTCAACGGAATTAAAAGTGGTTTTTACCAGGTATTGTCTACGATCACCAATTCAAAGGAGGAACTGGAAAGATTAAACCAGGGCAGCAGTACTACCGACGCGATAAAGATCGGCATGAACGATGTGAGAGAAAAATTCCTGAAAGCCATGGCCAAAAAGGAGCTTGAAACTTTCAAAGAACATGTGGCCGAACGGAAAAAAATATTAGGCAAGCAGTATGATCTTGAGCAGGACAAGGAAGAATACCTAACTACCCTCCGGGAAGAAAGGGATAGTGCCGAGACCGAACTTGACAAAAAGAAATACCAGGCAGCGATCGATGCCATTACAAAATATCAGGAAAAAGCCAAAGCCATCACTAATAAGTTCAGCATTGATGAACTGAACGCCCAAAAAAAAGCAAACGACCTAAAACGCAAAGAGTGGGAGCGCCGCCTGGAACAGGAAAAGAAAGACCGGAAGAAAGCGGCCGAGGAAACTGCCAACGCGGTGATCGAAGAATATAAGAACCTTGCCAAAGCGAACCTTGAACATTACCTTCAGACCCATGCCAGTACACGTGATGCCGATAAAAAGCTGACGCAGGAGATAATTCAGGAAGAGCAAAAACGCCTTGATGCTGTGGCCGGGGAAAAATTGAAGGTTATCGGCATAGAAAAACAAACTAATGACAGCATCATTGCGGCCAAAAGGGCAACGGGGCAAATACTCACCTCTGTCGACATAGAGTACCTTAACGAAAAGAAAAAGCTGGAGCTGGAGAATGTGGCAGAGATCGATGCGCTCAAAAAACAATATGCTGAAGAGCAAAAAGAATTGCTTGCCGAGCAAAAGCTCGCCGACCAGGAGCTTGCACTTGCAGAGGCTGAAAGTGTCGAAGAGCAGGAACGTATCCGGAGAGAGCAACAATACCAGGCTGATCTTGACAGGTACCGGAAGATGCTCGAGGACAAAAAGATCACCGATGAAGAGTATTTCCGCTTTAAAACAGAACTTGATAAGAAAAAGGAAGCGGCCGAGCGCGTGGCGCGAATAGAGAAGATACAGGACCAACTCAATGAAATGGGTAAACTGGCCGATGCATTAGTAGAAATGTTCGGGCAAAGTAAAGCTGCAGCGATAGCGACTGCCGGTATCAATGCAGGGCTGGCTGTAACCGAAATACTGAAAACTCCTTCGGTGTTCCCTGAACCCCTTGCATCTATATCTCGAGCTATACAGATTGGGGGCGTGGTAGCCAAAACCGGAAAGGCAATATCACAGATCCAATCGGCTAAACCTCCAAAACGTGCGAAATTCTTTTACGGTGGTAATACCGGTACTGCCGCAGCGCTTGGCCATGACGAGTACGGGCCTGTAACGGGGGTAGTCCACAAAAATGAATATGTGATCCCGGAGGCAATGACCCAGGAACCACGCTACGCCAATGTAATAGGCTGGCTGGAGCGTGAGCGCCAAAAGCTGCCGGGCTATTATTATGGGGGCAGTGCTGCAGGCACTATACCGGTACCAGCTCCGGCGGTTCCAACTGCCGAAACTGACAGCGCTGCCGGTGACCTGGCCACTGCCGTGAACCGCCTGAGCATAATACTGGAGTCCGGCATCAATGCCAGGGCCATATTTGGCTACAAGCAGCTGGAGGAACTAAACACCATGAACGACGAACTGAAAGCATCTAACCAAAACGGAAAACTCAACACATGATCACAGCGCTAAGCACACCCGAATCGGGCCGCATCATACTCGATGCCAATACTACCCTCATCAAGGTCCAGTCGGATAATGGCGAGGGGTATTACTTCAGGGCGAAGATCTACATTAACGGCGAGCTGTTCGACGAGCAGGGCTGGTCCCGGTCCGATGCCTATACGGCAACAAAAGACCTGAAGAAGCTTTACAACGCCTATTTTAGCCCGGTATTCAACCCGGCCTTTGCCAACCTGCTCACAGAGCAAACACACCTGAAGCACCTGGTGGCCATTACGGTCGAGGAGTACAACATCGATACCGGTGCCTTTGTACAAAGCATCGCGCTGCCACCCTTTTACATCATGCACAATGTAAAGCCGGCGGCATTTAATGATGTAGTGCCGCTAACCGTGCTGGGGCTGGATGCGGGTACGACCATAGTGCCGGTCAATGGGAAGATCGCGTTCTCATTTTACGTCAATCAATCATCGGGCAACGTGCGCGTAAGGCTACTCAACAATTTCGGCACCGTCATTGACGACAGGAGCGTAAATGGTGTCTCAGGGAAAAAGGTCTTCCTTTACCAATTCAACCTTGCCGGGGTGGCTTTCAGTTACAATACGCTTTGGCTTACCGCCGAAGTTTACGGGGGTGGTGGTTCCCTGTTCAAAAAACCGATCTTCCGCCTTAACCGCCTGCCGGACCACCCGGTCAAGGAGATAGCCTATCTCAATAATTTCGGCTTTTTCCAGTATGCCTACTTTGATGGCGAAATGGAGATCGAGAACGGCTTTACGCCCGAAACCTACGACACTGCCGACGGTACCAAAAAAGTGTATGAGATCAACGAGGAGGCGACCTACACCATTAACACCGGTTCACTCCTGAAGGACGAAAAGCCGGTCATGAACATGGTGGCCAACTCGCACGACGTACGCCTTAAAAATGGTACGGTGTGGCTGCCCATCGTTACCAAGATCAAAAAGCAGCTTGAATATAAGGACCGCCAAAACAGCTATGCCGAAAACCTGCAGTTCACGATCGTTAAAGGGACCGACATTGCCAATACCGGGATGATAAGCATCGAGTCGCCGGTAGCGGATATCGTGATCACAGATACAGTGGTTAACGGCAGCACTATCACGGTCCATTTTGAATTGAACAATGGCTATAGCCCGCCGGCCATTGCCGTACGCTACCGGATAATGCCGGCCGGACCCTGGATCAATACTACCGGCAGCACTCTTAGCCCAAGGACACTAAATGTCCCTCCGGGAACTTATGAACTATTACTCGTCGACAGTGGGGGCATAGCCCCTGTATCTGAAGTAGAAACCATAACAGTATAGCCATGGGCATTATTCGTATATTCGCCAACGATATCGAGATCGATTATGTTAGGGAAAGCCTCAGGATAAAAAAGGAAAGTAACGCCTTCATTACTGACTTTAAGGCTTCTCATTCGTCATTTCCATTCCTGATCATCGAGAATGCCGCTACTAAAAGAGCGTTAGGGACGCGTGACATTACTTCTGTCCTGAAGACTTCCGTGATACCGGTAACGGTGCTCGAGAAAGGCGATAACTATTATGGCGAGCTCCATGTGATCAGCTACCTGAACGGGTACCGTAAATGCAACCTGAAGTATGGCAGCGACCTGCTGAAGATCCTGGGCAAAAAACTATCGACGCTGTTGCCGGTCGTGTCTGTCATCCCCGGTGAAACCGACCCGGTACCGTTCTCGGAGGAAGGGATCGAGGTAATAGCGGGGTTCGAGCATTGGAATGATCACCCGCTGCCGTTCTCCGGTAAGATCTTTCCCGAGGTAAATTACCAATTCCCTGAGCTTGCCTGGAAAAACAAATTTTGGGAAGAGGAACCCGACGAGGACGATGAATGGCGGTGGTACTATGGGTACTACAACCGTGTGCACCCGGACCCTCTTTTCTTTGAGGCCAATACCTACAACATTTACGGCGAGACCGGGCAGGAAATTTCCATCTTCAACCGAAACGTACCGAGCCCGCAGCTGTTCCTGCTCGGCATCCTGAAGCTCGCGTTCGCATCTGCAGGCTGGAAGATCGCCGGGGCATTTACCGAGACGGAATTTATTAAGCGCCTGCTCGTACTATCCACCAAGGCCAACCTGTGCGCAGTGCCGATCGTTCCGGAAACACAGATCCTTACTTTTGCCGATTTTCCGCACGAGCTGTTATTCGTCTACAACTACTATCAGTTTGACTTTGTGCCTGACGCGCCCGGCGACTATGAATTCCGTTACCATGTAAAAGAGCCATTGTTCCCCGGAGGCATTACGGTACAAAACCATAAAACGCTCCTGGTGTGGAAATCAGGATCTGGAGTTGTTGCAGATGAAAACACGGTGTCTGTCTACAAAAACACCAATGATCCCGATGTACGGGTGTTTGATGGCACGTTCACCATATCGGTCCCGGAAGACCAGGTCGGCGACACGTTCAAGATCCAATGGCTTCGTCACAGTTCCGTTAGCGGCTTTCCGCTTGAATTCGATATCCGGTGGAGCAATGAGAGCAAAACGTTCCACATGATGCATCCCACCATCCCGTTGGGCAGGTATGCGCCCGACTGGAGCCTATCCGACTACATCAACGAGATCAAGAAATTGTTTTGCCTTACCATCCGGTTTGACGACCTTACAAAAACGGCCTGGTTCGACTACACCGCCGCGTTGCTGAAGAGCAGCAACATCCACCAGGCGCGCAAGTCGCTCGCGCTGTCAGATCATTCACCGCCATCCTACAGTGCCATCATGCTGCAGTATGGCAATGACCAGGATAATATGCTCTACATCGACAGGACCGGCCCGCAACTGAACCGCCGGGAAGATGGCGATCTGGTAATGGACATATCCAGCAAATTCAAGCTGGTACCGCACAACTCCTACACTTCGGATATCTCGGCATCTGAAGACAAGGACGGGGTCGGCCTGATGATCTATGATCCCGGGAACTATGAAGCCTATCGCATACCCGTAACCGCTCCGGACTATGATGGCCAAACCTTATCCATCGATGGAGCGCTTGGCATTTACAACATCTTTTGGAAGCACACCATACAATTCCGGCTGAATGCCTCAACAGTGGAGATCGAGGGGCCGTTCACGGAAACTGAGATCAGCAAGATGCTGGCCGCGCAAAAGCTGTGGATCGACAACCAAACCTACGTGATCACTACCCTCGAATACAGCGAGACACTGCAGGGAAATTATGAGGTAAAGCTAAAGCTGGAGAGTATCACTTTGTAGCTGTTGATAAAATAAATCATAAAGTTGAAAAAGCATACATGGAAAATAAATAGCTTTGCAAGATTATTTTCTTATATGTTTTTACAATTCCTTCATCATGACATGATCCCATCTGCCTGGGTGCCCTATTTCGATAATGGGATACCTGCGGGCTTTCCGTCCCCAGCTGATGACTGGCAGGAGGTACGGATCTCTATTGATGAAGAAGTATTTGGCCATTCGCCATCCACCAAGTTCTGCGTGCGCGTCAACGGCCATAGCATGATCAATGCCGGCATTGACGACGGCGACATTGTCATCGTAGATAAGAACCTCGAGCCACGTGACAATGACATAGCGGTATGCGTGATACACGGGGAATTCACGTTAAAGCGCATCAAGGTCCAAAAGGACTGCGTGTGGCTGGTCCCGGAGAATGATGAGTACAAGCCGATATTGGTTAACGACAATGAAGGATTTGAGATATGGGGGATCGTCATAAATACATTAAAATATCATCGGCGCCGATGATGTACGGCCTGGTAGACTGCAATAACAGCTATGTCTCCTTTGAACGCGTATTTAACCCTAAGCTTCGCAAACGCCCTGTGATAGTACTTTCCAATAATGACGGATGTGCCATCGCCCGGAGCAATGAAGCCAAGGCCCTGGGGATAAAGATGGGCGATGCCTACTTCCTGCTGAAGGACAAGATCAGGGAACATGACATACAGGTACTGTCCTCGAATTACACCCTGTACGCCGATATGAGCAACCGCGTGATGAGCATGCTCCACGAGTTCACTCCGGATGTGGAAGTTTATTCCATCGATGAAGCTTTCCTCGGGTTCCGGGGCTTCAGGAACGCCTCATTTGAAGACATTGGCCATAAGATACACGAAACATTGCTGCGCGGTGTGGGCGTACCGGTAAGCGTAGGGTTCGGTCCGTCCAAGGCCCTGGCCAAGATCGCGAACAAGGTCGCAAAGAAGTTCCCCGACCGGACCGGTAGCGCCTATGTCATCGATACGGAAGAAAAACGCATCAAGGCCCTAAAATGGACCAAGATCGAGGATGTGTGGGGCATAGGCCGGCAGAATGCGAAAAAACTTATCCGCATGGGCGTGACAAATGCTTATGAATTCACGAAGCTTAACAATGCCTTTGTCCGGAAACATTTTACGGTCACCGGTGAGCGGCTGCTGCAGGACCTGAGGGGCATCCCTACCATACAGCCGGAAGAGGTCAAGGACAAGCAGAACATTGCATGCACCCGGGCTTTCGATAACATGATATCAGATCCGGAACTGATGCAGGAACGCATCAGTACGTACTGCACGACCGTGGCGGCCAAGCTGCGGAAACAGGGCAGCAATTGTGAGGTCATACATGTGTTCGTCCAGTCGAACCCACACCGCCTTGATCTGCCGCAATACAATGCCGGCTACAGCATAAAACTACCTTTCCCTACTTCCAGCACGTTCGAGTTGAATAAGTACGCCCAGATCGCCTTAAAATTGATATTTAAAGATGGGTATCATTACAAGAAGGCGGGGGTCATCCTGATGGGTATCTCCAAAGACCTGAGCCGGCAGCTGTCGATGTTCGAGTACGAAGATCCACGGCATAAGGTACTGATGAACGTTATCGACCGGGTCAATACGCGTATGTTGGGAGAAAAGATTAAATTTGGCAGGAACGACCTGAAGCGAAAATGGAAAATGCGGCAGGAGTTCGTGAGCAACAAGTTTACCACAAACATCAATGAGATCATAACCGCAAAAGCAGAGTAATATGTGCAGCAGGCTCCAGTTCATGTACGCCAACGATGAAAGCGTGCGCCGCTTTAACTTATCCATCGGATGTGAGGGAAAAGACCTCTTTACTGAAGAGAGTAACCGGTATGATTATCACTTTTACCCGGTCATTACCAATTTGCTACCCGACAAGATCCAGGAGGACTATACCTGGGGCCTGATACCCGCGTGGGCGAAGGATGATACGATACGGCAAAATACTTTCCATGCCAGGATAGAAAGCCTGGATGAAAAGGCGAGCTATAAAAACATATTACACCAGCGCTGCCTGGTGCTGGCCAGTGGCTACTATGAGTGGCGGCATGAAGATCCAAAAGGGAAAGTAAAGACGAAGCATATCGTTCATTCCAATGACGTGGAGATATTTGCCCTGGCAGGATTATGGTCCCACTGGATAAGGCCCGAGAATGGTGAGCTGGTAAAAACTTTTACGATCGTTACGACTGACGCGAACCCGACAATGCAGTATGTGGCCAACCATAACCTGCGCATGCCGGTGATGCTCAAAAAGGGCGATGAGAACCGTTGGCTTGATGGCGAGGATCACAGGAATTTTGCCTTCCCGAAATATGATACCGGCCTGATCGCTTTTACCAGGCCAAAGAAGTAGCTATAATAAGCCGTCTCCCGATAAATATCCCATTTCAATGATCTGGAAGTAGAATGCATTTTCTATCAGCCTGGGCCAGTTGACCACTTTTGCATCTTCGCGTATCACGTTCAGGCGCTCTTCAGGCGAAAAGGCCGCATAGCCATGAGACCGGAACATAGCATACGTAGCATAGCCTTTTGGGGTGCCTATGATATCCAATATCTTATCAAGGTCGTACGGGCCGTTAAAAATAACTTCCGGTTCATCTATGGCTGTGGCTTTACGCATCTGTTGGAAAAGCACATCGAAACGTGTGTCATTACCCCAGTCCCACTTCAGCTCCTTGCCTCCTTCAAGTTTGTAGACAACTGCTATATATTCCATTATTCGGGATATTGGTTAGCAGTTCCGGGTGTGTGGGTCCCCTCAAGATAGATCCGGGCGATGGTGCGCTCACAGTCCTTTCCCTCTACGGAAAACTGGACCTCGACCCTGCCGTCGCGATGTTCCAGGGCTTCCGCCACGTAATAGTAGAGCTCCTCGCCACCATCATTCAGATCAACACTGTCATCGACCAACAGTACGATCTCAAAAAGGGTTTCATTGCACACTACCGGTATCTGCCCATCGTCATGGTTATCGGCATCCATGATCTCCTCAACGCTAATAAAACTATCCAGGGTCATAAAGCCCTCGCGCATCTTAGCAGCAAGGCGGCCCGCTACCTCGCGAAAATCCCGATCGCTCTCCTGCGGAATGGTAAAGGTTTCTTTCAGGGTAAGGTCAACAAGGTAGGTTTCCATAATCGTAGGTTTTACTCAAAGATAAAAAAAGTCTGTGTAAAACCGTGCGTGTTAGAATTTTGTTAACTTCGTTAAAATGATTTAATTGATGGATAACACTAACGAACTTTTTAAGCTAATACGCGAAAGGCTTAAATATCCGATAATATCGGTGTATGCTATAATTTTAATTATATACAACTGGGACGTTCTAAGTATTTTATTTTTTTCTGATCTACCAATCGAAGGAAGAGTAATTTATATTAAACACAGCTATCCTGACTATGGTTTTGAGCGAATTTGGATTCCTCTTTTAAAAGCATTTATCGCAATGATTGTTTCAGCAATTGTCATGTTAACAATCGATTCGATAGTATACTTTCCAAATCAGGGAAGAATTTGGCTAAAACATAAGATTGAAGAAACAAAAAAAGGAAATGATGTAACAATTGCTAATCTCCTATATAATAAAAATCAAGCGTTAGAAGGAAATAAAACTCTTGAAGAAATGAGACGAATTATTAGCGAGAAGGATCAAAGTATCGAGGATTTGCACAAATCCTATGGACAACGAATAGGAGTAATGGAAGAAACTACTAAGCAGTTACAGACAACTATCGATCAACAGAAAAAAGATTACGAGTTACAAGGTAAGGAGTTGAATCTTGAACGGTCAAATTCAACGGAAAACGCTGGAGATCTAATTAATGCATTAAATTTTATAGAAATTTTTATTCAACCTACATTAAATAAATTCCAGATAAATGCGGAGAATATTTTACTGGTATTGTCCAAAATAGTAAACAAAAATAATATTAGTAGTGAAGAATTACGAAGAGAGATAGGTCATCAAATCGCTATGAATGATATTAAGTATCTTGACTTTATAAATGATCTAAAAACGAGAGGACTTGTTATGGTTTCCAATGAAGCTAAAAATTTGTCTATAACCGTAAAAGGACACGCACTTTGGGCATCATTAGGACCGATTGTCCATGACGTGTTTGGCAGTAAAACTACTCAACTGCGCGCTCAGCATCGTGTAGGTGTTGCAGGTTCGCACTCAAATTTTCGAGAGCCGAGTAGCATGCAAGAAAATGGCTCACACATCGAAGGTGGAGACACTTTAGAAAGCGACCCCGCTACATAGCGGGGCTTAAAAATTCAAAATCTTTCTTCAGGTCTTGATCCGGGGTGGCGCTGGAGTACGACGTGTAAATAATGTGGCCCGCCCCAAAATGACGGATGATCAGCGCATGCTCCTTTGTAGGTATCCTGTCAAAATAAAGGTAGTATTCCAACAGGTCAGAATAGTTCAGGTGGTAGAATTTTACTATGGCCTTTATTTTTTTTCTCTTGAGGCCGGTTATCATTACCAAGTCTTCAAGTTGGTAGTCCTCAAACCCTCCACGCTTTGCATGTATGGTTTGTGGCGCTGAAGCCGTTGCAACCTGTTTATTAGTAAACAGGTTAGCGATGTAGTTTATTAGCCGTTTCATCAAGCATTAAATTTTCTTTCGCGCACCGCCCTGCATCCGGCGCAGTTACAAGGCCTGATCATTCTAAATTTGGCATAATCCAATGCCTGGTCCATCAACTCCATCAGCGATCTGTCGTGCAATAGTAGTTCTGCAATTCTCGGGACCAAAACTGTCCCGTTGCCTTCGATAACTACGTTGGCATGACCATCCTTAATACAAATCAGCATTTTTTGCTGATTATCTTTAGGAAGTTCAATATGAAGCATTAGCCCATCCAATGTGGATTCTACGCTGAAGCTACATAGTGCGCCAAGTGCATCAAGGTGGAGTTGATGAATAGATCCTTTTACAATAATTTGCTTATCGCTTACTACTTCGTATGATGTGTGGGCAAATATGGCCCCCAATTTTTTTTCAAATTCTTTGTCCATGGTTATCTTTTTACGGGTTTCTTACCTTCCTTTTTTGGCTTGTCAAACTTCTTCCGGAGCTCTGCCAGCCGCAGCTCTGTTTTTGCGGTCCGGGCAGCTGCCACAGCGTTTTGACCAGCCACAATGCCGGCGACATCGACCTTGGGTTTTGAGTCGGCCAGTTGCCTCATGATCTTTCCTCCAAAGGTCCTGTCTGAGAGCTCACCATGCCATTTGCGAAAAGCCACAGCCACCATTAATCTTTTGCGCTGTTCCGGGGTGAGCTTTGCATAAGCTGCCAGCAGCTCCTCCGGTGTCGTGAACTCGAAGCTCATGCCGCCGGTGATCTTTTTTATTTCGCTTTGCATGCCCCACAGGCTGTCACTGATGGCCAGGTAAAATGTCAGCGCCTCTACAAATCCCGCATCGAGGTTATATACCGGCATGATCGATCTCAGGGTATCGCCTTTAAGCGCGTTCACCAACGCGATGAAGATCTTCTCCTGATCAAGTTCCAACGCACGCCTGGCACGTTCCTCGATACGTGCAATTTCGTCCTTTATACCGGTCTCCGTGTCCGGGTCCGCCTTAACCTGGCTTTTAGGTACCCATACCTCTTCGATCTTCCCGGCATCATGGCCCGCGACATGGAAAACTTTTTGCCTAACCATGTTCGCACCCTGATAGCCCTGGTAATTGTTTATCACAGGAGCATTTTGTTTGCCTACAACCTCTTGTACTGCTGCAGGAAGATCATTATACTTTGACCTGGCCAACATTATGTTCTTGCCTGAAGTAAGGATCTCCTCGGCTTTTTGGGCAATGAACGCTTCCGTCTTGTTATTATAGCACGACTTGTTAAAGCAGCTGTCGGTCTCCATGTCCGCAAAAAGTTCCGGCCTGGAGGCCGACCTGAACTGACAGCCTGAACACGGTGCAATAACTCCATACCCTAAATTAATATCAAATTGTGCCTTCGACAGGTCATAGGACTGCGTTGCTATCTCTTTTTTCAGCTGAGCATGGGTTCCCCATCCGGAGATATCATAGCGTTTTTTGTAGTGCTTCAGCAGGCCTTCCTGTAGCTCGAGCGTGAGCCTGGCAATTTCTACCGCATGGCCGATGCCGAGCTCGTTCTTAAAAAAGTCTTTTTTAATGGGATCGATCAGGTCGTTCAGTTTCAGGCGCTGCTCGATGAACGATATTGGCTTTGCAACCTTGGCGGCCACATCCGGAATGGCGTAGCGCCCCGAATCGAGCATGCGCTTGTACGCCTTTGCCTCCTCCAGTGGGTGGACATCCTTGCGCTGGAGGTTCTCGATGATCTGAAGCTCGAAGGCCTGGTTATCGGTCAGCTCACGGATGTTGGCGGGGATATCTTCCGCAGCGGCTATTTTAGAGGCGCGATACCGGCGCTCACCACATACGAGCTCAAAGCGTGGCTGCCTTGGTTTATTTAACTTGCCGGGATCAGTAAGGTCGAGCCAACTATTCTCTTCCGTATTTGGCAGCGGCCTGACGAGGATGGGCTGGAATACACCATCCTGCTTAATTGATGCGGCGAGCTCATTGAGGTCGGCTTCCTCAAAGGTCTCCCGGGGGTTGGTTAGCGATACCACGATATCGTCTAACCGGACAACTTCAAGTCTTGTTTTCATATATAAATGTTTAAAGGGGTTATTCAATTCCGAGCGCGGCCATTTCTTCATCGGAGGCCTTTTCGATCTTAGCGATGTAGCCAAGGATGCCTTTAATGGTATTTTGGTTCCTGGGGTAATCGAATTCGTTTTTAAGGTTTGGATCTAGTTGGTGGTTGTAGCCCTCGCGAATGGCCCACCTGTATCGCATGAGCAGCTCCTGGGTTAGCAGGTGCCGGTCTGAGGTCAATTTATCGGCCTTCTCCAAGGCGACGATAATATACCAATCGTGATCACCGTACTCGAACGGTTCTGAGGGTTGATGCTTGAAGGTGACGATGCCGCCTTTTCCTTTTAGGGGGTTCCATTCCCGGGTGTAGAAGTCTTCTTCTCTTTTCCAAACTTTCGCCTGAGTGTCTGCTGTAAAGCTCATATATAACTGTTTAAAGGGGTTAATTGATTATTCTACTTCCTCGTAGGTGGTGTAGTCGTGATCTTCATCATCATCGCGTACCAGCTCCCAACCTTCCAGGCTGTCGGGCTCTGCCGGTTTGGGTTGTGCCTTCGTAAAGGTTATAGCCACGAGGACTGCTTCCTCCCATTGGAGCTCTTTGAGAGCGGCGCGCGCCCTGCCTTTTGCTTCCTCTTCTTCGTGGCCGGCGGTAAGGTCGGTGTCGAATTTCATTTCAAATTCTTTAGGATCGTCATCAAATTTGAACGTGCAGCTTACCGCTGCGGGATAAGGTTTGCCGGAACATGCGCTGCACAGGCCTGGCTCTGTCCAATAGCAGGGTATGCCGGTAGCCTCAATGCATTGCCTGCAGTCATCATCTGTACACCCGCACACGCGGCAGGGTGGTACCTGGGGGAGTTTTTGTTCAGACATATTAATTTTCGCCTTCCGGCAGTTTATTAGTTGTGATCCTGTAATTCTTTTGGTAGGGTTCCTTTTTATAGGATGTTACATTTCGCTCTACATTGTCGGTAAATGAGAAGGTGCCGAGTTCCTGCTTTGTTAGTTCAGCTATCTTTTTGTCGGCTTTTGCACGGTCGTCGGTGGCCAGGATCCTGGCACCCGGCATCCGGATGATGTAGTCTTTAGTTTTTTTACTTTCCATAATTATAGTTGTTGTTCGCCGGTCAGGGCGTTAATTTTTTTCTGCTTGTACTCGATCAGCCGTTTGAGCCTGGCTATCTCGTTCCGGTTGTCTACGAAATGCTTCAGGCAATGCAGCAGGATATCGCTGGCGTTCTTCATCTTCAGCTCGGCCGACAGCTGCTCCAGGAGCGCTTTCGTCTCCGGAGAAAATTCACGTATGTAAGCTGAATTTTTGATCATTGCTATTGAATAGTCAGCTATTTCATAAGGAAGTAATAGAAATGACCAAAAATCATTGCTAATTGTGCGCTCTTCCCAATCTCTGGAAATATTTCGCCCGTGGCTGAGTCATAAGGTATCGCGCAAATGGAAGGCTTGTTATCCTCTTTGGCCAGTACCACAACAAAATCAGTGGGGATATCGCCGCCTGCGGGAAAGTCGATGGACATGAAAATATTGTCAAAACCTTTTCTGTGGTACTCTATGAATTTCCGGTAGCATGATTCGACATCGCCGCCTAACATGAGCGCGCACAGCTCCAACTTTCCTTCCGGCGATTCAGCTTGCAGCTGGAAGGGGTAATGTCCATATTTACCATCTTCCTGAAGGTCGATGGCAACTAATTTTTCCTTGAATGTATTTAGGTCCATAAAATTTGATGTAAAAGTTTTATCGATTTTTTAATCATTGCTATTGAATAGTCTACTATTGATGTTAATTGAGTAAAAGAATTGGGTTCTTAAACTTTGGCAGGATGGCCTTTAGCTGTTCGTCAATGCTATCCCGGCATTTCATTATCGCATTAAATACATACACATCGTCCCTTCCATGTTCCATTGCATGGTTACATGCATCATGAAGCACCACCGCTTCAGAAACCTTCAGGCTGAAAGTGTGTTCCGCTTTATTAGCCTCAATTTTGGACCGCAGCACCAGATACACTTTGGCCGCTATATCGGTCGTTAGTATTGCCTCCATGTAGGGACCCGTATCACTTGTATCTTTTAGCTGTGGGGCAAAGCTGGTCGCGTAATCTTCTATTACGACTTTCAGTATCCTGCAGTGGGCTTCAGCTACCTTTTTAAAGCTTATTTTGATCATTGCTTGTACTCTTCTAATTTTTCTCCTGTCACACAATCGTAGAACTGCAGCACCTGGCAGTTTCGGACCAGTTCCGGCTTCTCCAGGAACCGGCGCTTCATGCCGTCGATGATCTGCGGCTTCTCTTTCGCATTGTGCTTTTTGAAGTTGTACCATATTACATTGTCTACACCGGTTTTCATTAGCGCGACGAGCTTTACGCGGGGGTTCGGGTTGAATTGGCTATTTACCATTGACAATTTGCAGTGTTGAGGGTTTGACAAGCGCTCCAAAGATGCCATTGCGCAGCTTCAGGATCATGGCGGGATCGGTAAGCGTGAACTTTACGATCGCTTTTTGGGGATCTTCTGTTGACCGGCCACCTACGAGCATGTCGAGGCCATACTTTTCCATTAAATCATTTTGGACGGTCTCTGCTATGTCAGGGGAGCAAAAGATGGTCACGCGGGAATGCTTAATGCCTTTGTGCCGTTCACTGAATACAATTCTTAAATCACTCATATATCTAACTGTAAAGGGGTTACTTTTTTAGCGGTCCTTTCCGCGCTCCTGATCTGGATCTCCTTTGGCAAGGCGCGGAGGTATTCCGGGGGCAGGTTATTTCGAACATAGTCCTGAAGCTGCTGCGCTGTCTGCCTGCCTTTCAGGAACTGGCCAATGGCGGTATCGTACTTTTTCGAGTTGGCGAGCTTGGTTTTCCGCCTGGTGGCTTCCTGCTTTTCGAGGACCTTGGCCACCGGCTGCGTCTCCAGGTACTTCAGGTGCCTCAACCAGCCTTTTTTGGTAAAGGCAAAGCCTACCTCTTTGGCATCGGTGCGCGTAGGGTCGAGGTATTGGTAAGGATAAAGCGGCTTGATCTTCTTGCCGTTAAACCATTTTCGGGCGGACTCGATGCGCCAGCGCAGTTCGGAGATCCGGTTGAGCACAGCCTCTTTACCCAATGGGTGGTAATGGCCCTGAGGATCTTTGAGGTGCGAGAGGAACTCCTCGTTCATCATGCGGTTGATCGCTTTTTTCCAGTTGCCGGGAAACGGTGTCACCCCACGGTAGAGCTTAGCCAGTGACTTCATGAAGTCCTGGACAGCCAGTTCTTTAAACTCGGCATTTGTCATGCGGCCATCGCTGACCACTGCGGCCAACGTACGTATCGGTATGGGGGTGTAATTGTCGTATTCGTGGAGTGCAAGGTTCTCGGCCAGTTCCTGAGGGTGGATGATCAGGTCGCGCAGCTGTTCGGTCAGATTTTTTTCAACTTTAACAGTTTCGGCGGCGGCCCCCTCCGGTGAATTTTGTGGCTTGCTGAGGGTGTCCTTGTAAAAAGTGCTCCTGTAGACGAAAAAGGCCGTCGGCTCTGCCGACACATTATCGACAAACGACTGCGCAGCATCGTCCTTTTCTTTATACTCTTCTTTAAATGGTCTTGTAACCTCATTATTATCCGGAAAGTTTTTCCCTTTCCACAGGCTAAGCTCCTGTTTCACAGCGCCAACATTCCGCTTGGTTTTGGTGTCAAAAACAACCAAAATTTGGGGGTTTATATCGTACCTAACGGCCTTACTCGCGCCCTGGAAGACCCGGTTAACGAGTACTCCAGCCTCCACCAGGCGCTTCCTGTGGTTGCGTACGGTCCTGCTGCATACGGCCAGGCTCCGCGCATTGCTACTCTCCGATCGCTGGAGCTGCGTAATGAAATGTGAATTGATATCGACCGGCTGTACGGGCCTTTTGTATACGGTCTTATACCGGCGGAACTCTGCCGTGTATTTGAGCAGCTGGAGGCTGTAGACGTAAATGAAATTCTGAAAGAATTGCTCGGTCGGGTATTTGATCGTTTCGATACTGCGCTTGGCAATAATAAGGCCATGTGCAAGGTTCTCCCGGTCAGCAAGCTCGTTGTATTCCCTGTCGTCGAGTTTTTCGTTCAGCCTGGGGAAATGCCCTGCATAGGCTTTCTGAACGTCTGTAGCCTTGTTTTTTAGAAAATGGGCTACTTCCTGGTTGTGGTTAAATATATCGACATTCTCCCATCCGGTGGCGATGTTGTATTCATCTACGTAGGCACGGAAGTTGTCCATTATCAATGGAATGATCTCTTTGGTTATTATCGGGTAATACGCCCGCAGCACATAATCAGGTGCTAATGCATCAGGACGGCCAACGACCGGCTCATCCTCTTCGCCAAAAAGGTTTTTTGCTTTGTCCAGGACACCCTGGTGCAGCACCTGCTCGTCGGTTTTTCTTGCCATGCTACTTTTTATTTAGGTTTTCGGTAATGAACCTGCAGGCGGCACCGATGCCGGGAGTGTCGGTAAAAAAGGCTCCCGTTCCAAAGTGCCTACGGTCTTTGTAAATAGCGATAGCCACAATGCCCTTGCGGCCATCCCAATCAAAATCCCACTGTTTTACACCGGGCTTATTTTCTTTCCAGGCTTCGGCCTGTAGTTTTAGTAGTTCATACATAACTGTCTCTTATGTTTGGTTAACCTTTCGGTCCCCGCCCACTGGCGGGAACGTCGAGGAATAATGAAAGCCTTTCGGCCTTGCGTCGGGTATTGTCAGGGGCGGGTGCCGGCACGGAAACCAGAGTTCCAAATCAGCCCGGGCCGGACCTCTCCCTTGCGCCAACTCGTTAGGCGCTATTTGTAGCAGGACCGGGACTCGAACCCGGATAGGCTCATCCGTAGTGAGCGATGTTATCCGTTACATCATCCTGCTGTGTTGGCATACCCGGGCGCGCCACCCCCGGAGGTACACGGACCTTATTTCATGCCCGGCTTCACGTCTGAAAGCCCCATACTGCGTGTCCCGCGCGTCTGCCTGAAATGCTTTCGCATAACCGACAGGGATCAACCCTTTTTGCGTATGCCATGCTTTGTAACCTCACCCCCAGCCCCTCTCCCAAGGAGAGGGGAGCGAGTGCGGGCCTTCTTAACAAAAAACTAATCCAATAAACTTGTGGCAGCGCGGGGGTCGAACCCGCTGCGAGCATGTTGCATAACTCCTCCATCCCGGCACATAGCGTGCAGACGGTTCTGCCTCCAGACCCATATAAGGCCGACCAAATACCAAAAAACCAATGCCCGTCTCTCCGAGCTGTCCACTAAACCCGTGCTAACGGTATGCTATTGTTGTGATGCCTGATCTGTGGCCTTTGTAGCTTGCTCCGAAACATTTTTGTCGAAATACAACTTGCCGATGAGAATATTTGTAGCTTCTATGTCCTTCTTTTTATCTGCGTGTAATTTCTCCAGTTCGGGGCCTGCGATCTGTTTCATCATTTTCATGATCGGACTACTCATTAAGCCCTCATTTGCCATAAAACGGCATTTTTCTTTATATTCTTCCAACGCCTTTGTTAGCAGTTCAAACTGGCTCTCTGTAACTTCTATTACAATTTTGTCCATAGTATTATTAGTTAATGGTTATGTATTCAGGAAGCCCTTTCCTCTTTCCCAAGTGGGAGGGCAATATGCTGAGTTTTGAAATGTGTGGGGCTTGTCGCCCATGGTAAGGGCGCGCTCTTTGATCTGCATCAGGATCTGGTCGGTCCTCCTGGCCGCTTTGGTCATTCGGTAATCGTAGTATAGCTCAACCTTCCTGCGCAGCTTGTGGTCAGTACCACAGAGCTCCAGGCGCTGCCCGACCCAATTGGTAAGCCTGGTCACTTCGAGCTCCAGTTCAATGTGTTCCTGCAGGAGCTTCTCCTGCGTCGCCATGAGGTAGGCCGCTGCCATGACGCTCAGGGCAGGCTTGTTCCGCATGATGCATGCCGTGGCCGCCTGTTCTACAGATACCACACCTTTCATCAGCCGGCGCTGTGCGCTGATCATCTGCCTGGCCTCCTTGACAAGTTCCTGCCATGTGTCCGGGAACTGCTTACGTAGCAGTGTCAAACCGGTGTCTCCTTTGAACTCTAAGCTTGCCATGGGTCGTAAAAGAATGTAGTTATTAGGATCAGCATCGTGGTACAGATAATAATGATAACCGCATCATGGATCATCGATTGGTAGTGCTGTGCATCACGCACATTTTCGGCCTTAATGCGATTGTAGATATAGAATGGCAGGAAGCCTACAAGGTAAACGAGTATAAGGCAAAGGCCTGTATAGAATAGAAATAGGCAGGGGTATGCGTAGATCGATGGTTCCATTAGCTTAAAATTTGGGGTTGGTTTACTTCAATGTCGCGCACGTCGCGCACCACTTTTTGCTGTATGATGGGGAGGTTCTGCGGCAGGGCATCTTCCTGATACCCGGCGAAAGGTTTGCTTTTATCTGCCATCACTGTATCACTTTATCGGTTACTGCGCGCATTACGAACCCGGCCTTACTATTTACACCAGCTTTGCCAAAGAGTTGCTTCTTATGGATGTCGAGGGTGGACTGCGAAATGTTCAGGTCGGCCGCTATCTTTTTATCGGGGTCATCACTTGCCAGGCGTTGGCAAATTTCCAGCTGCCGCTCTGTAAGCCGGTGGCCGTTGAGGGTAATGTTCTTTGATGGCCAGCGGATGCATTTGCAATTGTCGCCACAAAGGAAGTTCTCCGGTGTGCTCATAGTACCATCGGCAGAAAAATCGGCCTCATGATCGGCCGCTCCGAAAAGGCAGAAGGCAAACTCCTCCAGCGCCGCTTCGTGATCGAGGTGGGCGAGGTCATCCATGGCTATAGGATCGCCAAACATCAGCTCGGTTATCTTATTCCTGATGTAATCGTCGAGTTCATGGAACGCCTGGCGCTGGCCGTTGGTAATGCCATACACTTTGCGGGTGTCGCGATTGGCAAAGAGCTCGGTCCCGTGATCGCCGGGCAAAAGGCCGGCCATGAGCTGATGCACTTGCGGGGGATGTTTTTTTGTTGTAGATTTGTCCATAGTTTATAACTGTAAGGGGTTATTTACTTCCTATTAACCCGGGTTTCAGCACCCGGGTTTTTTTGTGCCTGTTTGGCAGCGTTGCGTTCCTGCGACTTGCGGAAATGGTTAGACAGAAGCCATTCTTTAGCGTACTCTTTCGTCCAGTGGCCAACGGCTTCCTTTTCTTTTTTCTCTTCGGGCAATACGCCGAGCATACGGTACAGGCGGGTCAGCTCCTCTTGCGGAAGCGCCTGTATAACGTTGTATGCTGTCTCGGCCATCATAATTATGCGGGCTGGGTATCAGCTGTCAGCCGGTTCTTATTCCATTCAAGCTTCTCGGCCTTCTCTTTTCGGGCTTCATAGAGCTCCCAAAAAGCGGCCTCGATATCTGTATTGTCATACTTGCCCTGGAGCACATTGGAGATGTGCCCGGGATCGTACGGACGTTCTTTTTCGGGATTGATCTTTTTTTCCTTGAGAATGCGATTTACCTCCACAGTATACCGTGGGAGTAAATATTTTTCAAGCTTCGAGCGGTCTTCAGGCGATACCATAGAAAAACACTATTAGGTGCGTACCGCTTTTTGTGTATATTTACACAGCGTTACGCATTGTTTCACAAGACAAATATATTGGATTATTCAACAAGTTTTGCAAAATTCAATATTTATTTTTGAATTTCTCAGTATGGATATTTACATAGGTCAGAATATCAAATACTTATGTGCCGAAAAAAATCTGCGACAAAGTGATTTTGCAGAACTGTTTGAGGTTAAATTAGGTACTTTGGCGGGATATATTGCCAATAGAACGGAGCCGCCTTACGCGTTTTCCGTCAAAGTCTGTATGCATTTTAAAATTTCTTTGGATGATTTTATAACTAAAGATATGGCCAAATCCGGATATCTACCGGCTACGGGGAACCTACCACAACTCCAGGAGCCTAAGGCGGAATATCATACACACGATAAGATCATCATCGAAGCGCAGGCAGAAACAATAAAGGCATTAAAAAAAACCATCGAGGTAATGGAAAGGGAGAGGGATAGCGGAAATTTCTCAACGGGGGCAACAGCGTAATAATTACCTGGATAGTATATAGATAATAAACCAACCAATTATAACCAATGAAACGAATTTTACTATTGCTCATGCTGTGCCCTGTCATCAGCCAAGCCCAGGAACTATTAAAACTTACCGAGGAGGGTGTGGCACCGATAGTGGTACAAGCCGAAGGTAAGACCGCCCAGGATCTTTACAAGAAAACCATCGATTGGGTTAATACCTATTTTGTGAATCCGGACAAAGTTCTAAAGGGTAAAGTCGAGGGGGACTATATCAGGATCGAGGGCTTTTGTGATAATTGCTGGTCTACAAAATCTCTGGGCATTGTGAACCGGATGGATTATAGCTACACCCTGGTAATTGAATTTCAGGAGGGCAAATACCGATATGCAGTAACTGTTGATCAACTTTCATCTGACGGTCAAAAGATGATGTATACATACAAGTCTTTTTTTAATAAAAAGGGCATAAGAAGTGCTTATGAAGTTGCACACAAAGAAATTGAGGAATCGCTAAATAAAGATTTCCTTTCACACCAAGATTATGTTCTCGGTAAAGCCGCATCCAAAAAAGATTGGTAATGGAGCGGGACCTTTTCGAGGATGTCGCCCCAATTTTAAAAAAATACCTGGCGGGCAAGGAGCTGCCACCGGTACAAGAACCTGGCGAAAGTGCCTTGGAAGGACAACATATTCTACCACATAATTTACCAAAACAACCCTAA